CGACATTTAATTGGTAAGCCCATAGTCTATTCCTGATAAATACTTCAAACAGGAATAGACTATGGCTACTAACATTTTATCCACCCCTACTAATTATAACTTAGAAGAACTTAAACAGGGTCTTTTTGAGAACCTAAGATTGCGTTTGGGTGGGGACATTATCGATTTAGAACTTGATCCTCAACATTATGAGGCTGCGTACAACTATGCTATCAAGGTCTATCGCCAACGTGCTGAAAATGCAGTGCAAGAATCATACACTCTATTAACTGTAGAAAAGAACGTTGACACATATACTCTACCCAGTGAGTTTATCAACGTAAGATCATTATTCAGACGCACCGTTGGTCTTGAAACAGGACCTAGTTCAACAAGTTTTGATCCATTCAGTAGTGCTATTCTAAACACATATCTATTAAATTATAACTATACCGGCGGTCTAGCAACTTATGACTTTTATGCAGGTTATGTTGAATTGACTGCACGTATGTTTGGTGGATATCTAACATACACATTTGATCCAGTGACCAAAGTATTACGTATTACACGTGACTTCAAGGGTTCAGGTGAACGTATTCTTATTTGGGCAGACATTCAAAGACCAGAAGCAGTGTTGATTCAAGATCCAGGTGCTGGTGTTTGGATTGGTGACTTCATCCTTGCTGTTCTTAAAGGTATCATTGGTGAAGCACGTGAGAAATTTGGTACTATCGCAGGTCCAGGTGGCGGTACGAGTTTGAACGGTGCTGCCATGAAGGCTGAATCAGCAAAGGCTCAAGAAGCATTAATCATGGAACTCAAGAATTACGTTGACTACTCACAGCCACTAACTTGGGTACAAGGTTAAAATAATACTTGACAACTCTCCGATAAACTAGTATAGTATAGTTTATTAAGGGAGACTACATGATCATAGGTATTACCGGATTGATCGGTTCAGGTAAAGACACTGCCGCCGACTATCTCTGCACATTTCACGGATTTAAAAGAATGAGTTTTGCTAATGCACTTAAAGATGCAGTAGCAGTTATTTTCAATTGGGACCGTGACATGCTTGAAGGGTCAACTAAGGCTAGCCGTGAATGGCGTGAGCAAGTTGATATTTGGTGGGCAGAACGTCTAGGTATCCCTCACTTAACTCCTCGCTGGGTATTACAGCAATGGGGTACAGATGTTGCACGAAAGAACTTTCATAATGATATTTGGGTTGCTAGTGTAGAAAATAGACTACGCAATATCAAAGATGATATCGTAATTACTGATTGTAGATTCTTCAATGAATTGACTGCTATTAAAAACGCAAAGGGATTCACCATGAGGACACATCGTGGAGAAGATCCAGTTTGGACTGACATTGCATCAGCCTTAAATAAAACTAAAGACGAAGCAGTTAAGATTAATTGTTTACAACAACTAGAAAAGTTGAATATCCATGCTAGTGAATATTCTAGTGTTGGACTAGACTACGACTATCATATTGACAACAACGGTTCTATTGATCATTTGCACAAGCAACTTGAATTAATAATCAACCGTTAAGTCACCCCGTTTCCATTTGATTTCTTTTCGTTTGACAACTTCTATACAGTTTAGACATATAGTACGAAGATTACTAAATGCAGTATTAGTCAAGTCCCCGTCAATATGAAATACTGTTAACTGACTAGGGTATAAAGCCTTAAAGCCGCACAAATCACAGTGCGGTTTTTTCTTGTAACCTGCTTTTTCCCAATTGAATATTCTAGGGCGTTTCTTGCCCTTCTTTTTACCACATTCATCACATATACTACGATAGTGTGTGACCTCATTCTTCTTATAGTTAATGGCACAATAGTTCTTATTGCAGGTTTTACATATAGGACGTTTGATAGGCATGCAGTATTTATAAAACACCTTCGAAGGTATGGTTAACCAGCCTTTTTTGAAAAATTTCATAAATAAAGATACAACTTAGGTGGTAAACCTCAAAATATTACATAAAGGAAAAATAAACATGGCACTAGTATCTCCAGGCGTAGAAGTAACAGTCATTGACGAAGCACAATATCTTCCAGCGCCCACAAACTCAATTCCGTTTATTCTGCTTGCGACAGCACAGAATAAGGCTGATCCTACTTCAACAAGAGTGGCAGCAGGTACAACAGCCGCTAATGCAGGTAAACTCTACAGAGTTACTAGCCAGCGTGATCTTGTAACACTATATGGTAATCCATTCTTCTACACAACAAGTGATGGTACTCCAATTCAGGGTTATGAACTTAACGAATATGGCTTATTAGCGGCATACTCAGCACTAGGTGTAACTAACACAGTTTACACATTACGTGCCGATATTGACCTTGCTAGCCTAGTAGGTCAGACAGGTCGTCCAACAGGTAATCCAGCAGATGGTACTTACTGGTTAGACACAACTACAACTACATGGGGTATCTATGAATTTGACCAAACAACAGGTCAGTTCACAGTTCAAACTCCGTATGTTATTAGCGACAGTACATTAGTCTCAGGTGGCGCACCACTAGATAGCATTGGTCAGATTGGTGATTACGCAGTAATCGCTATTCCAACTTATGATTATCCAAGTGCATCAACTGCAAAGCAGTATTTCTTCAAGACCCCATCAAATCAGTGGGCTTCATTGGGTTCAGCAGAATGGTTAGAAGCATGGCCTTGCATTCAAGGTACTGAATCAAACCCAACTCTAACTGCTGGTAATACAATGACATTCAACATCAGTGGTGGTGGTACAGCAACAGTAACAGTTCAGAGTAGCCCTAATAACTTAGTTTCTGTTCTAGCAGCCGATATTAACGCATTAGGCTTTACATATCTTTCAGCCGCAGTTAGCGGTGGCAAGTTGCAAGTATTCTCAGCACAAACAGGTGGTGATCTAGCACAAGCAGTTAAGTATCTAACTGTTTCAGGTACAGGTACATTGCTTGCTGATTTGGGTATTACTCCAGCAAGATACAATCAGTTAGGTTTCACATTAGGTACATCAAGCAGTCAGCCATTATGGCAGACAGGTCAGACAAACCCAAGACCAACAGGTTCAACATGGATCAAGATTGGTTCAGCAGGTAACGGTTTTGTACCAGTTATCTCTTCTTGGGATGATTTGAATGCAGTTTGGGTCCCTAAAACTGTAGTCAGTTCAACAAGTGACTGGGCCGCAATTGGTTCACTAGATTCAACCGGTGGTAAGGCAATTCCAGCTGGTACAGTATATGCTCAGTACAAGTATAACAATGAATATAACAATGGTCCAATTTACTATTGGGAGCGTTCAGCAGTTGGTGCAACAGTAGTTACTGGTAGCAATACTTCTCCTGATTTCACTGCAGGTGCATATACATTCACTGTACAGGTTTCATTGCCAGGTAGTTCATCACTAAGTTCTGTTTATACAGTATCATTAGCAGATAACACCGATGCAACTGACTTTGTAACTGCATGGTCAGCAGCCGGTATTCCATTCACAACAGCGGTTGTATTAGATAGCGGTGCGATTCAGTTGTCACACACTGAAGGTGGTGTAATTGTAATGAACGACTATAGTTCAACAACAGGTATCAGTAATGGTGTATTAGCAGAAGCAGGCTTCATTGCTAATTCAACAACTGGTGTTAAGTATGGTCCATACGCAACAACAGCATTTACTCCTACACAGAGTTCAACAACTGGTGTAGGTACAGGTCTAAGACCTACAGTTTCAACTTCATATGGTATATACGAAGTTGATCCTAACACATTTGCAAACTCTGGTTCAGGCTATGTAGTAGGTGACGAAGTTACATTCTTAGGTTCAGCCTTAGGTGGCGCAACTCCTGGTACTGACTTAACAATTATTGTTGGTTCAGTTAGCGGTGGCGGTGCAGTCACATCAGTATCATTTGTTTCCGGCGACGCCGCTCAATCATATTCTGTTCAATTGTCAAATTGGGTAGAGTTTGATATGACTGCAAACGAAGGTGCACCAGTAAGTGCCCCAGCAAATAACACTAACTGGTTCTATTCAGTAGTTGATCAGGTTGATATTATGGTAAACACTGCTAGTGGTTGGGTTGGTTATAAGAACATTAACTACGACAGCAACGGTTTCCCAATCATTACTGGTAGTAACGCAACTGATCCTAACGGACCAATCGTAAGCGCAAGTGAACCAACTGTACAGAGTGATGGCACTTCACTAGTTTATGGTGACTTGTGGATCGATACAAGTGACTTAGAGAACTATCCATTAATCAATCGTTGGCAATTAGTCGACGGTACTTCTAAGTGGGTACGTATCGACAATTCAAACGGTACTGATTCAAACGGTATTATCTTTGCTGATGCACGTTGGGCACCTAATGGTACAACTAACCCAGCAAACGATCCTATCCCATCAATCGTAACTTTATTGACAAGTAACTATTTGGATCTAGATGCTCCAAGCAATTCATTATATCCAGTAGGTATGATGTTGTTTAACACACGCCGTTCAGGTTACAATGTTAAGCAGTATCGTGTAAACTACTTTAACAATGATAGATTCCCAGATGAAACTCTTCCAAATCAGAAGGATGCGTGGGTATCATCAAGTGGTCTACAGTCAAACGGTGCTCCTTATATGGGTCGTAAGGCTCAGAGAGCAATGGTCGTTCAGGCAATGAGAGCCGTTATTGACACTAACACTGCAATTCGTGATGAAGATAACTTCTTCAACTTATTGGCTACACCAAACTATCCTGAACTACAGCCTAACATGGTTGTTCTAAATGCTGATCGCGGTGAAACAGGCTTCATTATCGGTGACACTCCATTGCGTCTCCCAGATGATGCTACTGCAATTCAAGCATGGGCAACTAATGCCGCAGGTGCAACAAGCACAGGTGAAGATGGTCTAGTAACACGTAGTACTTACATGGGTCTATTCTACCCAAGCGGTATTGCTCCAGACTTGTCAGGTAACTTAGTTGCTGTTCCAGCATCACACATGATGATTAGAACATTCCTAAGAAACGACACTGTTGCTTATCCTTGGTTAGCACCAGCAGGTACTCGTCGCGGTATCATTGACAACGCAACTAACATTGGTTACGTTGACGGTGAAACAGGTGAGTTCATTACTATTAAGACACGTATCGGTATCCGTGATGTATTGTATACAAATCAGATTAACCCAATGGTGTTCTTCACTGGTAACGGATTACTCAACTACGGTAACAAGTCAAGTTTCAACTCATTGTCTGCACTTGATAGAATTAACGTGGCACGACTAGTTGCTTATATCCGTCGTCAGTTGACTATTGCGGCTCGTCCGTTCGTATTTGAACCAAACGATGCATATACAAGACAGCAGATCAGCGGTGTTGTTGAAACATTGCTTGTTGACTTAGTAGCAAAACGAGGCGTCTATGACTACTTGGTTGTATGTGATGAGTCAAACAACACACCTGCAAGAATTGATAGAAATGAACTATGGATTGACGTTGCAATCGAGCCTGTTAAGGCAGTCGAATTCATCTATGTCCCAGTACGTATCTTCAACACAGGTGAACTAAGCAGTTAATGAAATATAAAGTGAGTGTCTTTCGAGGCACTCACTTTTAATGATAAATACATATAACAGGAGAATTTAAATGGCAACAGCCTCACAATCATTGTTTAACATGACCGTAGCATCAGATAATGCTGGCGGCAATCAAGGTCTGTTAATGCCTAAGTTGCAATTCCGTTTCAGAGTTAACTTTTTGAATTTCGGTGTTGACGCTACAGGCGGACTAAGCCTCACTAAGCAGGTTATCGATTGCTCACGTCCAAACTTATCATTTGCTGAAATCCCACTACAAGTGTACAACTCAACTTTAAAAATTGCAGGTAAGCACACTTGGGCAGATATGACAGTTAACATCCGTGACGATGCATCAGGCAGCGTTTCAAAGGCTGTTGGTCAGCAACTACAGAAGCAAATGGACTTTGTTGAGCAGGCATCTGCGGCAACAGGTCAGGACTATAAGTTCCAAACAAACATCGAAATTCTAGACGGTGGTAACGGTGCTCTTGCTCCGACTGTCTTAGAAACATGGGAACTATATGGTTGCTTCTTGAAGTCAGCAAACTATAACGCATTGAACTATGGTACATCAGAAGCAGTAACTATTGCTTTGACTATCGCTTATGATAACGCAGTACAATCACCACTCTCAAGCGGTGTTGGCGCAAGCGTAGGTCGTGCATTGTCTGGTTCTACTGGTATCGCTACAGGTATCGGCGGACAGACTTAATAGTATAAGGTTCTGAGGTCACATGGCTGGCTTTGTACAGAATCTATTACAGGACGCTGCCGGAGCATTCTTCGGCAGCGATTACCTAAGGGATTATACCCACGCCTCAAAAACGTTTAGGACTAATAATTATCAAAACGCTCCTAAACTTAAATTCCTATATCACACATATTTTGAAATTAATCCTGAAGCCTTTATCGGGTTCAACAGTGGAGGCGTAGGGCCCGTCAATGCCGGCACTAATTTTGGCTTGTTGGTCAAAGAAATTAAACTACCAACATATTCTTTTAATACTGTACAATTAAATCAGTATAATCGCAAAAGAATTATTCAAACTAAAATTAAGTATGATCCAATCGATGTTACTTTTCACGATGATAATGGTGATCAAGTAAATCAATTATGGCAAGCATACTATACCTATTACTATAACGATGGGTCAAAGCCTAACGTTCAGTTTGGTGGTAGTAGAGGTGCTCAGGGTCAAGGTCCTAATAATTATAACGAACGTAACATTTATAATGAATCAATCACCGGTGATGATGATTGGGGATATAATCCTCAGTCCTCATACGGAAATGATCCTGTAAAGGTTCCGTTCTTCAAAAGCATTACTGTATTTGGATTTAATCAACATAATTTTACTGCATATACATTAATTAATCCTCTCATTACTAGTTTTTCACATGATACCTATAATTATAGTGAAGGCAACGGTATTATGAGTAATAGAATGTCTATTGACTATGAAACTGTTGTTTATAATTATGGTAAACTAGATGGGCGTGATCCAGGAAATATCGTAACTGGATTTGGTGATCAAGCAACATACGATAGAACTGAAAGTCCAATCAGTAAACCAGGCGCTAATGGTACAATCCTTGGTCAAGGTGGATTGGTTGACGCAGCCGGCTGCACATTGGCTGCATTACAGAGAGGTGATTTATTGGGCGCTGTTAAAACTGCAGGTACTGCATACAACACATTTAAGAATACAAATATTAAACAAGTTGCCGCAGCCGAGTTAACTGCTATGTTGCGCAATTCAGTTACTAATACACCTAATACACGTAACACATTGTTTGACTTCCCGGCGGCTGGATCAACTCCTGGACCATTAGGAACAGCAGGTGCCCCACCAATCGGTACAAGAAACTTAGGCAATGGTTCAGGTTCACCGGTAATTACTAATGAGCCTCTTGCTGGACTACAATTCAATGGTGCTGATTTAACATCTGGACCACGTATTGATCCAGGCGGCTAATTTTATTCTGTTTTTAGTTGCATAAATAGTATTATGGCAACTATATCTAATCGCAACACAATTGATCAAACAGTAAGAATTTTCGACAATTTCTATAACACGAAACTTGTCGTTAATGCCGCTGACTATGATGTGGTGTATTCTTATTTTAAGGGTACATCAGACAATACTAAGATTGCCGCTAACTTTACTGCACTATTGTTTAGAATTGCACAAGAAAGTGGCGCCAATGTTATGGAATTATTAGAGATTATTCAGGGTCAACCTAATAAACTCCAAATGAATAAAGTAATTTGCTATTATCTTAATAGTTTTAAGAGCAAAGCATCACTATACGGTATCGGTAATATTCCTAAGCCAAACGAAGCAGTACAAAGAAACGTAGTGTTATGATATGGTTAAGTATGCACAAGGTATCTATACTCCTAAGAATCCTCAGAAATACATAGGCAAGCATAAGCCTAAATATAGGTCAGGATGGGAATTAACATTCATGACCTTTTGCGATTCAAATGACAATGTGCTTTACTGGGCTAGTGAAGCCATGAGTATCCCATACAAACATCCAGTAACAGGTAAACCTACAAACTATATCCCTGATTTTTTCGTAGTATATGAAAACAAATACGGAAAGAAAATGGCAGAAGTAGTTGAGATTAAACCTAAAAAACAAAGTCTTATTGAAAGTAAAGCCGCTAGTGCTAAAGATAGAATGATTGTAGCAATCAATCATGCTAAATGGGCAAGTGCTATGGCATATTGTAAAAGCCAAGGCTTTTCATTTCGTGTAATTACTGAGGACGATTTGTTTTACAATGGTAGAAAAGGGAAATAAATACTTGCATGACACGTAAGTTAGAAGAACTATTTGATATGGCAACTAATGAATCTCCCAATGGAGATATCACTGAACCCTTGCCTGAACAGACCGCAGAAGTAACTGAAACCGCACTTGAAAATTTAGATAAGATTGAGCAAGCACTACCGCAAGTCAGAGGCTTAGAAGCAGCCGATAATGAAATGGATGAACTGGCATCTCTTGCAACATCAAGTTATAAAGATTTGATGGATTTAGGTATGCAAGTAGATAGTAGATTTAGTAGTGAGATATTCGGTGTAGCAAGTAGCCTGTTGGGGCATGCTATTACTGCTAAGACTGCTAAATTGAATAAGAAATTAAAGATGATTGACCTTCAATTAAAGAAGGCACAGTTAGATCAGAAACTCGCCGCTAAGACAGAACAAGTAGAAAATACCCCCTTAGGCGAAGGACAAGCATTGGATCGCAATGAGTTGCTTAAGGCCCTCATTGCAAAAACTGAGAATAAATGATAAATATCAGATACGGGAATTGAATATGAAAAGCCTAAAACAATACATTTTTGAGAGTGTGCATACTTATAATTGCACTATTAAAATCGCCGGTGAGGTCGATAAGAACTTCCTAGACCTATTTACATATAATCTTAAGAAGTTCGATCCTATCGAAATCTCATCTCCAACTACTACACCTATTCAAAAAGATCCATATGGATTTCCTAATCTAGCAAATGTACCGGTGACTATCATCAAAGGTAAGTTCCGCTACCCAGCAACAGAGCCAATGGTTCAACAGATGGCACAATTACTAGGTTACAATGTTGATATGGTTCGTGTAGTTAATACTAACTATGATGATAGTATTAATGTTGAAAATGAAGAGTACGAAAATCAAATGAAAGAAAGCCCACTACTAACTCATGAAGAAATGGGTTCAGCAGCCGGTGCAGAACAAGCAAATAAAGATTACAGCAATTCATATTTGAATAGTATTAAAGATCAAACTAAATCTGATAAAATTGGTATCCCTTATGCAGGTAAAGAAACACCTAATGCGTTTGACCCGTTCAAGCCATACTTAGATGATAAGCAATTGGGTGATAAGAGTCCAATGAGTAAGATTAGCAGACCACCGAAGCCTAAGACTGGTGCGATGGTATAACATTTAGAGGATATAAAAATGAATTTCAAAGACATGTTAGAAACATTAGGCCAATTGTCAGAGGCTACTGAAAAAACAAAGACAGGCATTAAGCATACTGCGGATGCAGGCGGCTACGGTCGTAAGTTTGACACTGACGAAGAAGGCGATGAGAAAAAGAAGGATGCGACTCCTGCGGCAAAGCGTGGTAGAGGACGTCCTGCTAAGGGTAGTGATGAAACAGGCAATGTCAAGAAGTATGATGACAAAGCACTAGGTTCTGTATTCGGTGGCGGTAAAAAGCCAAAGAAAGAAGTAGGTACTGTTTCTAAAAAGCATACTCTTAAAGATTGGTTTGAGCATGTTGATGCACAATTCATTGCAGAAGCAGAGCAAGTAACAATGGAGCCTGCAAAGCAGAACACTCAAGTTATCAAGCAAGGTACTAAGACACTAGGTACAGTTTCAAATCCACAGTTGGCTGCACAGATTAAGCAATCAATTGGTAAGGGTGAAATGAGTCTTGCTGGTGATCAGTTAGGCGAAGAAGAAGAAAATTATAGTGCTACAAAGGCACGTGCTGGTAAAGACATTGGTAAGCCAGGCAAGAACTTTGCTAAGATTGCAAAGAGTTCAGGTGGTG